CAATTGTTTGATAAAGCCTGGGAATTTATATTGCCCCCCCAGGAAAGAAACACGCGCACCCAACAACACAAACCAATACAGACACATACACTAAATCACCTAACACTAATAAAAACCAACTATGTACCGCCCGGCACGGTAATTACAACCCAAAGACGGAGACTCGCGAACAGCGAGATTTATTCCATACTAATAGGGCCGGGAGGGTGTAAAATGCACAATGGGACAACGACCAAGAGTCATCAATCAGCTGATTGCAAGTAGTTAGCAAGCAATTTACCTCCGATCTGCACGGCTGCGCCCCCAATGCCAGGTAAAAGCATGTTAGCCAGCATCGAAACCGGGTTCGTGAGGGCTTCGACAGCTTGACCTAGATGTTTGGGGTTCTCAGTGCAGAAGGGCATGAGTTTAGCTACTTTAACTGCTGAAGTACATTCGGCTGGATTGTACACAGGCTGGATTGGTGAACGGGACTGATCGATCGATGCGAAGGTATAGACGCAATACAAAGTCGCCATGAGAGATTGAGCGGCGGTGGGCCCAGTCACAACCGTGGTTGAGTACGCCGACAAAATGTCATGCATAATCCGTATCGCATCATTCCCATTTCCTTTACACATTTTCGAGCGATGACTCTCAGCAGGATCATGGTCAAAGTCCACTGTTAGCGGTCGAGCACTGGAATAAGCACCCTGATCGAGTGCCATAGCCACACGTGCTGTCCGTTGTTTGAGCAGAAGTTGATCATAATCAGTTGCACCGCCGACATAACCATTTCCGTAATCGGCATTGTAGGAATACCAATACGTATTCTCAAGTGGAGGATAAGACGTTGCGGAACCGCCTTTATTCAACACTTGAGTGGTTTCTGTCAGCAACAAGCTGGCGGATCCAATGGCAATACTATCGACCGCGTTGAAAATCTTGTGTGGATTGGTCACGAACACCCAACGCCCTTGGGCAGGTGACCCTCCTCCATACGCGTTATTCAACGTGTGTGTCGCAGTAGTTGCCGGTGAATACGTTGCATCACTCTCATTGGTCACGTCCTGGAAGTAGAGCTTAACGTACTGGGATGAGAGAAATGGCCCCCAAACCCAAGTAGCTGTGGCTCCACCACCAGAATCATAGACGAGCGAAGACTCCTTGCTACCTATATAGCCAGTTTTGGGCAGTCCGTCCGTCCCCAAGGCGATACCAACCTGGAGGATTGTGAGTGTGCCGGTGGTGGGTGTGCCACCGGCCATCCTCAAACCCCATGTTAATGTCTCGCCACAATTAACATAAATCCATGGGTCGAAGTTCGGATCTGAACTCAGGTACCCAGTGCTTACGTAATCAGTGGACGTTCGGTCAATGCCGTACGCTGGTCGGCAAAGAGTTTCCTCTCTAAAGGAAACAGTAGGCTCCGTGATGCCCCAAGTCAATAATGCCACGCCCTTCGAGAAAGTGTCCGTGACGGGTGCCTCATTATAACCATAAAAGTCGACGTACTGGGCGGAGCCAGGCGGCGTCAAATTATAATAAATGAGGGGCACAACCGGGTCACGGCGAAGGTGGAAAATCTGCTGATTTGTTGGGTAAGGCGACAAAGATGCCGCCTGCCCGACATTAAAGCCGACGAGAAATCGGGCTTCACAAACTGGTGAGTCGCTCAAAGCCATGGGGGACCCAAAATTGTAGGTCTCTGGGGCCATGAGATACTCAGCTAGTTGTCGAACGCGTTCAGGATGCTCGCGCTCTTGCTCCATGACCTGTTTAACCA